TTGGAACTAAACTTACAGCTTCAAATAATTTATCTGATGTATCTTCTACATCTACTGCTAGAACTAATTTAGGTTTAGCTATTGGTACAAACGTACAAGCATTTGATGCTGATCTAACTGCTATCGCTGGATTAACTTCTGCTGCTGATAAAGGTATTCAATTTACAGGATCAGGAACAGCTGCAGTATTTGATTTAACAACTGCTGGTAAAGCATTACTTGATGATGCTGATGCTTCTACTCAAAGAACAACATTAGGATTAGGAACTATATCAACTCAAAATGCAAACAATGTTGCAGTAACTGGCGGAACAATTACAGGTTTAACTTCTCCAAGTTCTGGTTCTGATGCTGCTACTAAAACTTATGTTGATAATTTAATTACAGGAATAAAAACAAGAATTATATGTAGAGCTGCTTCAACTGCAAATGTAGTTATAGCTTCAGCTTTAGAAAATGGTGATGTATTAGATGGTATTACATTAGTAACTGGTGATAGAGTATTATTAAAAAATCAAAGTACTGGAGCAGAAAATGGTGTTTATACTGTTGTAGCTTCTGGTTCAGCTTCAAGAGATACTGAGTTTGATGTTATATCTGAACTTGCTGGACAGTTAGTTATAATTCAAGAAGGAACAGTAAATGCAGATACAATATTTTTATGTACTACAGATACAAGTGCTACACTTGGCACAACTACAATTACATTTACAAAAGTTGAACCAACTAATTCAGGAACAGTAACTTCAATTATTGCAGGTACTGGTCTTACTGGTGGAACAATTACTAGTAGTGGAACAATAGCTATTGATACTACTGTAGTTACAACATTAACTGGTACACAAACTTTAACTAATAAAACTTTAACATCCCCAATTTTAACAACACCAGCTTTAGGAACACCTGCATCTGGAGTTTTAACAAACACTACTGGCTTACCATTAACAACAGGAGTTACTGGAACATTAGGAGTAGCAAATGGTGGAACAGGATTAACTGCTTTAGGAACTTCATTACAAGTATTAAGAACTAATACTGGTGCTACTGCATTAGAGTTTGCAACCATATCTACAACACTAACTTATTCTTCTGGTACTGATACTGGTGATGGAAGCGATACTACATTTACAATATCTTCAGGAAGAACAGTTGAAGATGTATTAGTATTTGTAAATGGTTTTCAATTAACGCCTACAACAGATTACACAATATCAGGAACTACATTAACTTTTGTAACTGCACCTGCTGTTTCTGCTGAAATTTGTTACAGATATTTACCAATTCCTGGTGCTTACACATCAGCTTCATTTACTGGTAATGGTTCAGCTACAACAATCACAATAGATGCTGGTAGAGCTGTAGATAATGTTCTGGTAGTTGTTAATGGATTAACTTTAGTTCCAACAACAGATTATACAATATCAAGTACAACTTTAACATTTGTTACTGCACCATCTAACCTTGCAGAAATTACTGTAAGATACCTAAGGTTATCATAATGGGTGCTATAGCTAGAGCCGCAGCAAACAATATTACAACAAGTGGAGTATTTACTTCATCTGCTATTGCCAATTCTTCTGTTACTGGAATAACTGTACTTGCAAATGCTAGTGATGGAATTACTTTAATATCTTCTCAAACTGCTTCATCTTCTGCAAGTTTATCTTTTACAAGTGGATTAGATTCAACTTACAAAGCATATAAGTTTGTGTTTGTTAATTGCAAACCAGCTACTGATAATGTAAATTTTACTTTTAACATGAGTACAGATGCAGGTTCAAATTATAACGTAACAAAAACCACAACATATTTTGAAGCATATCATGGAGAAGATGATGTTGATGCGTTTATTACTTATAGAGTTGCTAGAGATTTAGCACAATCAACTGGTTTTCAAGACTTATACCCAGATTTGGGTAATGGTGCTGATGAATCTGTTTCTGGTTCTTTACAATTATTTAATCCTAGTTCCACAACCTACGTAAAACATTTCTTAACTAATACTAATGGTTATTTAAATTCTAACGCTTCAATAAATGTTTTTACAGCAGGATATGGTAATACTACTTCTGCAATAAACGCAGTACAATTCAAAATGTCATCTGGTAATATAGCTGATGGAAAAATTTACTTATATGGTATTAAATAATGGGATCAATTACTAGAGGTTTATCAAACAACATTACAACTGGTGGAGTTATACTTCCTGCTGGAATTACAAATTCTTCAGTAAGTGCTGTAACTTCTTTTGCTAATGCTAGTGGTGGAACATTATTTTTATTATCTACACAGACAGCTAGTGCGTCTGCTACTATTTCATTTACAACTGGTTTAGATAGCACTTATGATGAGTATATATTTAAGTTTATTAATATTCACCCAGCTACTAATGGTGTTACATTTGATTTTAATATGAGTACAGATTCTGGTTCAAATTACAACGTAACTAAAACAACGACAAATTTTCAATCACAACATGACGAAGCAGATACAGCAACTAACTTAGTTTATGACACTGGTGCAGATTTAGCACAATCTACATCTTTTCAACCAATTACTAGAGAAGTGGGTAATGGTAATGATGAATCTTGTTCAGGTTCTTTAACTTTATTTAATCCTTCATCTACAACCTATGTTAAACATTTTATTTCAAGAACAAATGTATATTTTGAAGCAGATTATAGTATTGATACATTTATGGCAGGTTATGCAAATACAACAAGTGCTATTAACGCAATCAGATTTCAAATGTCATCTGGTAATATAGATGATGGAATTATAAAACTATACGGAGTGAAAAAATCATAATGGGGAGTATTACAAGAAGTTTCGCAAATAACATAACTACAAGTGGTGTTCTATTACCAGCTTCATTGACTAACAATTCTATTGCCAATGTAACTGCTTACAATGCTGCGATTGCTACTGGTAACATGGTTTTAATAAGTTCGCAGACAGCTTCTGCTTCTGCATCAATCAGCTTTACAACTGGAATAAGTAGCACATATAAAGAATATCAATTTTGGTTTATTAATATCCACCCATCAACCCTTGCTTCTTTTCAATTTAATATGAGTACTGATAGTGGTTCAAATTATAACGTAACCAAGACTACTTCTTTTTTTCAAGCATACCATAATGAAGCTGGTACTGATCCAATTTTAGAATATGTTACTGGTGAAGATTTAGCACAAAGTACAGCTTTTCAAACAATAGCAACCAGTGTTATGGCTGATAATGATGCTCATGTAAGTGGCACTTTACAATTATTTAATCCTGCAAGTACAACTTATGTTAAACATTTTATAATAGATAGTAATAATTATAGAAATAATGATTATTCTTGGAGAAATTTAGTTGCTGGTTATGGAAATACCACAAGTGCCATAAACGCAATACAATTTAAGTTTTCATCTGGAAATATAGATGATGGAACAATACTTATGTATGGTATCGTATAACTTGACTAATTCAATTAACAATAATAAATAGGAGATAATATGGCAGAACATAAACTAGTAGATGGAATACAAATTCCCCTTAGTGCTGAGGAAATAGCTCAACGTCAGGCAGATGAAACTGCTTGGAACAATGGAGCATTTGATAGATCATTAGCTTCATTAAGACAAAAGCGAAATGCTTTATTAGCATCAAGTGATTATACTGTATTAGCTGATACTGTATTAACACCTTCTAAAAAAACAGAATGGATGACATACAGAACAGCATTAAGAAATTTACCACAAGGTTTAACAACTGTTGAACAAGTTAATGTGGTTGCATTTCCAGCTAAACCACAAAATTAATTTTTTTAAAAAGTTAATTATGTTTCCGTATTCACAAGAAGAACTAGAATTTATTAACAAACCAATATAAGGAGAACTATATGTTTAATTTTAATCCCTTTAAACTTCCTTCTTATAAAGAAGTTAAAGAATCAACTGAAAAGTTATATGCTGATTCTGTTAAATTCTTTGAAGAATGGGTTGAGGATGTTAAGAAGTATTTCAATAAAAAGTAAATGGCTAATAGATATAAAAGTTATTTTGTAGATTTAACTACTACAAACAAAACTCTTATTTATACTGTCCCTGCAAATACAACTGCAATAGTTAAAACAATACAATTAACAAATGAGTCCGGTAGTATTAACGTTCAAGTTTATGTTACTGATACATCAGCAACTACTGAGTACGAAATATCTCATTCAACAATGGCAGCTAGATCTACTGAAAACTTTGCTAAAGGTAGTATAGTTTTAGAAGCTGGTGATTTAATAAAGATTCAGGCAGCAACTGCTAATACAGTTACTGGAGTAATATCAGTTTTAGAAATTAATTTCTAATGGATGTTATTAGAATACCAAAAGAGAAAACAGAATCAGTTTGGATTTTAGTTAAAGAGTATATTAGAAATGCTTTAATATATTCTGGCAGTCATCACCATACTGACCATTACA